GCGGGCCATGCTGCAATCCAAAGCATACATGCAGCCGGAATATTTCTACATCACCAACCCGAATCTGGGACGCTCTGTCAGCAAAGAGTGGCTGGAAGACAATTTGCGCAAGCATGAAGCCGGGCAGGACGGCGCATTTCAGCAATTCATTGCAAAACACCTGAATGTCGAAATTGGATTGAACCTGCGCAACGACCGCTGGGCGGGTGCGGATTTTTGGGAAGCCGCCGGTGATGCCAGCCTGTCTCTGGACGAACTGTACGACCGGGCCGAGGTGGTGGTATTTGGCATCGACGGCGGCGGCCTGGATGACTTGCTGGGGCTGGCGGTCATCGGACGCTGCAAACGGACGCGACGCTGGCTGCATTGGGCGCATGCTTGGGCGCACGGCATCGTGCTGGCGCGTCGCAAGGAAATTGCAGCACGGTTGCTGGACTTTCAGCGTGAAGGCACGCTGACCATTGTGGAGCGTCCGGGCGATGACGTGGCACAGGTTGCCGATCTGGTCAGCGAAGCGCGCGATCGAAAACTGCTGCCAGACAAAGATGCCATAGGCGTAGATGCTGCCGGTATCGGTGCCATTGTCGATGAGCTTTCCTCGCCGTCCAGAAAGTTCACCGAAGACCATATTGTGGGTATCTCACAAGGCTGGCGCTTGAATGGTGCGATAAAAACCGTGGAACGATTGGTTGCAGGCGGCGAGTTCGTCCACGGTGCGACAGATATGATGGCGTGGTGCGTGGGCAACGCGCGCGTAGTACCGGTCGGGAACGCGGTCACGATCAACAAGCAGGTCAGCGGCAGCGCAAAAATCGACCCGCTGATGGCGACGTTTGATGCTGCGACGCTGATGATGCGCAACCCTGCTGCATGCCGCAAAACGTTGGTGCTGGGCGTTGCGGGTTTCGGAATTGAAAACCATGGGGTAACCGATGAAACGGGCTTATTCGCTGTTTGAGGTCAAATCGCTGGACGCCAGCCAGCGCCAGTTCAAGGGCTGGGCGACCACACCCGCCACCGACAGGGGGGGCGATACGATCAATCCGATGGGTGCGAAGTTCAGAAACCCGCTGCCTTTACTACATCAGCACAGGCACAGTGAGCCTATAGGGTTGGTGAATTTTGAAGAGCCGACCAAGAAAGGGATCAAGTTTTCCGCCGAAATTCCGACCATCGAAGAACCCGGACCTCTCAAGGACCGTGTAGATACCGCATGGGGTGAAATCCGCCACGGGCTGGTGCGGGCTGTGAGTATCGGTTTTCGTCCGCTCAAATACGCTTACAGGGACGAGGGTGGCATTGATTTTCAGGAAATCGAGATATTTGAGTTATCCAGCGTCTCAATTCCTGCGTTACCTGATGCCGTCATCACGCAGGTGAAATCCATGTCGGGTAGCGCACTACCACTGGACATCATCCGCGATATCCAAACGTTGGATTTCGGCGCGCGCAAAGCCGGACCAGTGCGTTTGATTTCGACCACGCATATCAAATCAGATTTGAAAGGGGCCGTTCGCCTGATCCGCCCCTGACACTTGGCGCTGCCGCTCGCCGTTGCACGCGGGCCGCTGGCGCAAACACTCAACCATCCAGACCGCCTGCGGGCGGTTTTTTTTCATCTTGAGGACATAAACACCATGAAAACCTTTGCAGAACAGGTGGCCGCGCTCAAAGCTACGCGCGAAGCAAAATTCACAGAAATGAAAACTGTTGCGCAAAAATCCGTTGACGAATCGCGCTCGATGGACACTGCCGAACAGGAGCAGTTCGACACGCTCGATAGCGAGATCAAACGGATTGATGATGACATTGCGCGTCTGTCGAAGCTGGCCGAAATCGACAAGGCCACGGCGCGTCCGGTCGATGATCGGGAAAAACGCGATACCCCAGCTGCGGGGGGCGCAAATCGGGTTCCTGTGCAGGTTAAAAACACGCAAAAGCTGGAACCAGGCATTCAATTTGCGCGCTATGCACAATGTTTGGCGGGTGCCAAGGGCGATATTCATCTTGCCAAAAGCATCGCCGAAAACCGCTTCCGCGATGATGAGGTCGTCAATGCCGTGCTGAAAGCGGCGGTGGCCGCAGGCACTACCACTGACCCGAATTGGGCGGGTGCGCTGGTGGAACATAATGTGTTGGCCTCTGACTTTATCGAATATTTGCGTCCGCGCACTATCATCGGCCGGTTCGGGATGGAAAAGGTTCCCGCCTTGCGTCGTGTACCTTTTAACGTCCACATCAAAGGTCAGACATCGGGCGGCACTGCGGGCTGGGTGGGCGAAGGTCACGCCAAACCGGTTACGTCCTTTGGCTACAACGATATCTATCTGGGCTGGGCCAAAGTCGCCGCCATCTCGGTCATCACCGAAGAACTGGCGCGCTTTTCCAGCCCGGGTGCGGAAGGCATGGTACGCGACGGGCTGGCGGACTCGGTGATCGCCCGGATCGACACGGACTTCATTGACCCAACCAAGGCCGCGGGCACGGGTGCTACAGCCAGCCCCGCGTCGATTACCCATGGCGTTACACCCATCAAAGCCTCCGGCAAGGATGCCGATGCGGTACGCGCGGATATCGCAGCACTGTGGGCGACTGCGGATGCAACCAACCTGCCTGTCGAAAGTGCGGTCTACATCACCGATTCACGCACGGCACGCATGCTGGGGCTGATGCGCAATCCGCTGGGCCAGCGCGAGTTTGCCGATATCACCATGAATGGCGGCATGCTTGACGGCATTCCCGTCATCGTCTCCAACTACGTCCCCGCCACCAGCGACGGTTCACTTTTTGTGCTGGCCTTCGCTTCGGAGATCATGCTGGCCGATGATGGCACGGTGACGCTCTCGGCCTCGCGGGAAGCATCCATCTTGATGGATACCGCACCTGCCATGAGCAGCGGCGAACCTAAAGGGGCCAATATGGTGTCGATGTTCCAGTCCAACAGCATTGCGCTGCGCGCCGAACGCTACATCAATTGGGCCAAACGCCGTGCGCAGGTCGTGGCGTATCTGCACGAAGTCAATTGGGGGCAATAACGCTGTTTTGAAAAACAAAAGCCCCGTCAGAGTTTAGCTGGCGGGGCTCTTCCGCGGAGGATAACCATGTCTACAGTAGATTTCACATACAACAACGGTCGTCAGCGCGTTATGGCGGAGCGTTATGCCAAAGTTCTTAATCGTCTGGGGCACGGCACCTATCTCACACGCGATATGCAAGCGCAACCTGTTTCGACGATTGGTATATCTACCCGAGAAGAAACACGGCCTGATACTGAAATGGACAAATCCAAGCCTCGTGCGCGCAAGCCCAAGACCTGATCTGATGTGCCGGTAAACCAAAAACAGGATGCGCTTTATGGCCTTTGCACAAAAATTCATCAAACGCACCGTTCAAAAGGCACTAAACCTTGTGGTTGGTGCGGGTCTTGGCGTTTGGCGAACCTTGGAACCATTCGCCGGGGCTTGGCAAAAGGGGGCCGAAGAAAAGCGCGGTGATCTGGTTACCTACCCAACGTTGTACGCGTGCGTCCATCGGATTGCGTCTGACATCGGCAAGCTGCCATTTTCTTTGCGCAAGTGTACCCGTTCAGGGGTTTGGCAAGAAGTGGGACACACACCCGATACGCAGGTGCTGCTAAAACCCAACGGATTTCAATCGGCAGCGCAAATGCGTGAGTATTGGATTGCAACAAAACTGATTCACGGCAACGTCTACGTGTTGAAACGGCGTGACGCGACCGGGCGGGTCACGGCCCTGTACATATTGGATTCCGAGCGTGTATTGCCAATGGTGTCCGATGCGGGCGAAGTCTACTACCAGCTATACACCGACGCCCTGAATACACTACCTGAAGGTTACCCGGCGCAACGTTTGATCGTACCGTCCAAGGACGTTATTCACGACCGTTGCATGACGGTGCACCACCCTCTGATCGGCGTTCCACCTTTAGCGGCCGCACACTGGCCTGCGTTGAAAAACATGAAAATCATGCGCAGCGCTACAGAGTTTTTCGCCAACAATGCACAGCCCGGCGGCATTTTAACTGCACCGGCGGGGATGTCGGAAGAAGATTCAAACCGGATCAAGGCTTATTGGGAGAAAAATTTTCAAGGGCCGAATTCTGGTCGCGTAGCCATCATAGGCGCAGACATGAGATTCACCCCCTTTGCCATGAAGAGCATAGACGCTCAAATGGTTGAGCAGATGCGCTATTCCGACGAGCAGATTTGTCAGCCCTTTGGCATTCCGCCATTCAAAGTCGGCATTGGCACGATTCCGTCAGGTTTGGGCGTGGACGGCTTGAACCACCTGTATTACGCCGATGCTCTGCAAACACATATCGAGCACATGGAAGGTCTGCTCGACGAAGGTTTGGGGGTATCTGCGCCGTTCGGCATAGAACTTAATCTGGAACCGTTATTGCGGATGGACGAAGCCAAACGCGCCGAAGTGGAAAGCAAGCTGGTGGGCGGCAAGATCAAAACGCCGGACGAAGGCCGCGCCCGCTTCAATCTGCCTCCTACAGGAGGCGGCGACACACTGTGGGGTCAAAATCAGGATTATCCGCTGGGCATGCTGGCCAATCGGGCTGATTGGGATCCGGCCATGCAGCCTGGGGGACTTGCCGGCAAGATGGCAGCCGGGGTGCTGGAACGTGCAGTCGCGTTTGAAGTATCCAAACATCTCGCGCAACCCATGCCACCTTGATGGGTATCCATCCAACCAAAAGCAAAAGCCCCGCCAGATTGCCGTCTGACGGGGCTTTCTCGTTTTTACACCTACCCGAAACGTAGGAGCAAAACTTGAAAAAGCATACCCCAAAGTCCCGTCTGAATGTGAGTGGAAAGATGAGCGAAGAAGACGCTGGAAAAGTTGGCAACAAACTCGCCAACGCTGCCATCATGGTTGCTGCCGGAATGTTTATCTGGCTGGCGCTGCACGCACTGGCCGCCATCCGTTGGTGGTAGTTGCACTGATTTATTGGGAGTGTAAACATGCCACTAGACATTGAACGGCTGGGTGCTGAACTGGCCTCTGTGGTCAAGGCGCAGACTGCACCCTTATTCGAACGCATCCAATCACTGGAAGCAGAGACGCAGAAGCTGCGCGCGCAACTGAACGATCTGCCAGTGTCGGCAGACGGCAAACCTGGTCGAGACGGCAAGGATTGTGACATGGCGCAGGTCAAGACCTTGATTGAGGAGGCGGTGAAAGCTATTCCGCATCCTCAAGACGGGCGTGACGGTGTAGATGGATCTCCCGGTCGAGACGGCAAGGATTGTGACATGGCGCAGGTCAAGACCTTGATTG